TGAGTACGGGATGTCATCCCAACCGATGAAGATGTTCTTCTTGCCGGACTCGTCCGGATCCTCGACCTCACCACCGGCAAACTGCGGCGCCAACATCGCCACCAGTGGCGTGACACCTTCCAACGCGGTGAACGCGCCGACCACCAGCCCGCGCCGGGTCGCCGTGCGCGTCATCGCCTCGGTGTAGATGCCGGCGTTCGGCTCCTCGTCGAACGCGAACACGTCGATGGTGCCGGACTGGAACGACTTGCGCTCCATGTCGAACGACTTGACGTTGCAAATGCTCTGGCCGCCGCCGACGTGTTCCACGTGGAACTTCTCAGCCAACCCTTCCGGACGTGGCACCCACGTGATCGACTTCACCTGCTCCGGGCGCAGCATGCCCATATGCGGGTTCTCGCGCGTGCCGATCAGGTAACGCTGCAGGCTGTCCCGCACCAGCTTGCCGGTCTGCCCGGCAATCCAGATGTCGGTCTTGCCGGGGAAGCGCCGCCCGGTCCACCAGTCCGGATATTCACCCGTAAGCCAGCACGTCACCGCGTAGGCGAGTGAGAGCGATTTGGACGAATTGTGGTGAATGACCCCGCCGGACTCGTAGCAGTGCGTGGCCTCGACGGTGAAGTCGAGGATGGGTTGCAAACCCAATGGAATCACGCATACAATGCTATTGCCACCCAATAGAACCGGATGCGATGAAAAGAACAGTGCTCCGTCCCGCAATTGCCGGAGATCGACACTACCGCTGGCGAACCATTGACCGGCAAACCCTTGCGGAAATGCTTGCTCGTGGCGACCAGCACTGGCGAATCGCGCAAGCTCTGCACGTGTCGCGGAACACCATCTTGCGTCGTGTGCAGGCGTGGGGTCTGGAAAGCTGTCGCACAGGTCCGAGATCAGGTCAGGATCATCCGGAATGGCTAGGTGGCCGGGAGTTGAACCGGCTTGGCTATATCCTCGTGTGGTGTCCGCTGCACCCGCTCGCGGCAAAACCGCGGGGCACGATGCTGGAACACCGCATGGTGATGGAAGTCGTGCTTGGCCGGTACCTGACGCGGCAAGAGGTCGTTGACCATATCGACTCGACTCCGTACCACAACTGGCCCGCCAACCTGCGCTTGTTCGCGTGCAATGCAGACCACTTGCGCGCAGAACTATCTCGCGAACGCTGGCGTAATTCCCCGCGGCGAGCAATACCCGGTGCGCACCCGTGCAGTCAAAGGCTTGACCATTGTCCAAGTGAACCCGAAACGCTTGATCGAGCGCCTTCAGAAATACGCCACCGGCTGCGCTGGTACGTCGAGTCCCACCGCCCCACGAACGAACATCAAAGCGTTCCTCGCCGAGAAGTTCTACGCACTGGCGCGTGGCGCGACCCATTTCAACCGGAGTCCACGGCGTAATGCAGCGGTTGGCACCAAAAACGTTGATGTTCTGGTACTTGGCCGTCGCCTCAAAGAACTCGCATGACTTCGGGAACAGCTCGCGCCGGAAATCGCCCGTGTCCGGGAAATAGGCATCCTTGACGCGCAGCCCTCTCAGTATCTGGCGCAGACAGCGCGCAACATCCGCATCGCTGCGGCCGGTCTGGATCAGGTCGAGGACGGCGCTCACGAGACCACCGCAACCCCTTCGTGCACGACCGCCCACTGGGTGCTCGCAGCGTCCAGCGTCATCGTGATATCGGTCTGGATCGAAGTCAGCACCGCCGCCCAATCCGGCGCGTTCAGGAACTGGCCCTGCGCCGTCGATAGCGTTCCGGACGCCGATCCGGAAAACGTCGGCGCCGGTGGCGACACGTCAAGGCGTGCCCACAAGAACGGGTGCGACGCGCGTGGCGTCACCATCGGCTGTGCCGCGACCGGCAACTGCGGTGCGGACCACGGATTCGTGTCGGTCGTCGGCGGATTGACAAACGGCAAGCCCAACGAGACCACGAAGGTCAGTTCGAACAGGACGGACGGAAAGGTGGCTGTGACCACCGGCGAGAATGACAGCGGGATGCCATTGCTACCTGACCCTCCAGTTGGAGTCGAGTAGTCGGCTTGCACGTGGAACGCCAGCGGCATACCCGGGCCCGGCGCGTGAGCCGTCGCCGACCCCCGCACCGTGTGCACCAGCACCGTGCCGAGCGAACAGTCCGGCGCATTCATCTTCGCGCCGAAGATCGACACCGTGCGATCCATCGCGCCACTCCCATAGACCGAGAACCCGGCGCGGGAGATGACGCGCGGACGCCACGCCAACAACCCGGCGTGCAGGTTGTTGACATTCCCGTCGGTCAGGGCGGGAATGCGCATCGCATCGCGTTCCGACTGCAAGATCACGGCGTGATCGGGTCCGTCATCAACGCCGCACCCGCACCCACCACCGTCGCCGTCGCCCCGCTCGCGTTCTGCGCGAACTGGAACATCAGCGTGCCGCCAACCTGCATGTCGATCGTGCCGAACACCTGCAGCGCCGTCCACACGCCCGACGCGCCACCACCGATCGTTGCACCCAACGCCGTCAACATACCCTGAGCCGCCAGCGCCGACGCCAACAACTGCACCGACAGGCTCACCGAATTCGCCACGCCACCGTCCGGCGAGTAAAAACCCAACTTGATGTTGCTCGCCGCCGCCAGCGTCAACGGAGCATACATCGAAATGAAATGCCGCCCGGGCGCCAACTGGATCGACAGGCCGCTGTCCACCAGCGCGGTCGAACTCACCACCGACACGGCCGTGGTCAGGTAGTCGTTGGTCGGCTTGCCAAACACGGCAGCCAGCGCATTGCGGCCCGGCACCGACTCCCACGGTTGCATGGCATTTTCGATGTTGCGAAGTACTGCCGTCACGTTCGTCTCTCCTACATTTGCCGAGGCTTGAATGCCACATCGACGCCGACCGCAGCCGCCGTCGCACTCTTGGTGATGAAATACGTCGTGCCCCCTTCGAGGATCATGCACGGCGCCACGCTGGAATTGGTGATGCTGGCCAGCGCACCGAAGTTGTCCACCGCCCCCGTCTTGCCGTTGGCCGTGTTCGGCAACGACGCGGTGACGGACTCGGCAGCCCCCAGCGCGTTGGTGTTGGTGAACACGTACACCTTGTCGGCTTGACTTGCATCCACGATCACGTCGCCACTGGCGCCCGTGGCCGGGTTGATTACCGGATTCGCCTTCACTGGTCGGACTCCTTGAATGCCGCATACAACTTGTCGAGCAACGACATCATCGGCGAACGCATCGCCGGGACATCGCGCATCAGATTCTGCAGGCCCGTGATCGCCGCGTCCACCGACTGCTGGCGCTCGTCCGGCTGCTCCTTCTCGATCTTGCGCAGCGTCATCGCTTGCTTCGCCATCGCCAGGAATGCCGCCGGCGACTCCTCCGCGCAGCGTTCGAGGTACGCCACTCCGCCCTTGCGGCGCAAGGCTTCCTCGACGTCCTCAAGCAGACGATCCCGCGCGGAACGCTCCGGCGGCTCGCTGGCCGGGAAGGCGTGGATGACATTGCTGTCGGTCATTGCTGCCTCACTTGGCAATCCCGCACACCCGCGCGTCCAGCCGCACCCGCGCCTGCAACGCCGTCACCTGCGCGTCACACTCGTCGGCGGCGCGAACAATTGCGCCCGCACTTGCTTGCCGGCGCTGCTCGGCGTCAGCAGCGCGGCCGGCAGCGGCGGCAGCACCGGACATGGCGCCACCAAGCCGGGCCTCACAGCCGCGCCATTCGTCGCGCAACTTGAGAGTGCCGCTGCGAAGATCAGCCACAGTAGCGTCAGCGGCAGCTTCGGCATCCCGCAACCCCTTCTGGTAGGCATCCTGGATCTCCTGACTCGATTGCTGCGCGGCCCGCTCGGCCGCCTGCACCGCCTGCAACCGCGCGACCTCAGCCTGCGCCAGCGCGTCTGCGTACGCCGCCGCGCGCGCCGCACACTCGGCATCCCGCGCACGACCACGCTGCCACTGGTACCCGTTGGCGGCAAGCAAAAGAAGGCACACCACCACCAACCCGGCAATGACGTACCACCGCATCACCACCACACCCGCGTGTGATCCTGCGGGTTCGGCTTCCGCGGCGCCGTCCACGGGTCACCATGCTCACGCCACCACACGCACAGCCGGTCCCACACCCACCGCACCAGCACAATCGCAATCAGCAACCACCATAGCAGATGCCAGACATAACGCACGAACAGGTCGCCCCACTCATTCATGGCCACCAACCCCGTCCAGCCACGCCACCAGCTTCGCCAGCAACTGCCAACGAGACTCCGCCAACGCGCCAACCCAAAACGCCACGACCACCAGAATCACGTCCAACATCGGCGATCTCCTGACATTGCGCCCGGAACTCCCTTCTACTCCAACTTGGCCGTGGTCTCAACTCCCCCAACCACCCCGTCGAACAACCCGGGAATCGGCAGCTCGCCCATGCACATCTGCTGCTCACGATCCCGCCGCAGGACAATCCCCGGGCACAAGTGCCCCGCCGTCCGGCAGTCCACCGGGCGCCCGTTCACGTGCGTCCACGTCCACTTGCGCAACTCCCGACACGCGCCGTCATGGTCGCCCGCGTTGAACCGCTCCACCAGCGTGCTCCGGCAGAACGCCGCCACGCCAATGTTGTACGCCAGATCGAGGAACGCCACCGCCGTCTCCGGGTCCGGCTCCCGCGCCAGACACCGCAACGCCCCCTCGGCGTGCGCACGCACCTGCCGCAGCAACAGCGCATCACACTCCGCATCCGTGTACCGCTTGCCAGCCACCACGTCCACACCCGTCACGCCATCACATACCGTCGCCATCCCCGCGATGTCCTCATACTCCAGGTACTTGCGCCCCTCGTTCCCCGCCACCATCGCCAACAACGCACTCACAGCCGCGACGCCAAATCGGCGTACCAACGGCCCACTCGGCAAGTTCATCGCCGCCAACCCTCCGCCCGCGCCAACCCCTGCGCGGATTGTACGCGCGCACCACGCCCGCCGACGTAGGTGTGGCTGGGGCAGTCGCTTCGCTCTCCAATGATCGGAACCTACCCTGCCGCCCGTTGCCATGCCGCGCGGTCATTTCGCTTGCGCGACCCTCCGCCGGCCGGGAGTCCCTTGGCGCGGCGATCCTGCGCGCGGCTGTTGCGGTTGCAGCGGCATGGCGCGCGGATGGCGCCGCGCGCGGAGCCCTGTTTGGGATCAAGAGCCTTGGCGTACGTTCCGACGATGATCAACTTTTTCCATGCCTAGCAAAATCAATGACTTGCATCCGTGCTGCTATCTTGTCGCATGGCTATCGTCGCGGAATAGCAGCCGGAATAGCAACCGAATAGCAAGAGCTCCCCGTGCAAGTGTCTGATTTCGTTGAAGAATAGCAAAATAGCAGAAATAGCAGGGGTCCGTGTGTCGATTTGGTCAGGAATCGCATACGCGAAGCACATAGTACGAAGGTTTTCTTATTTCTATTTTTACGAATCCGTAGCTATTTTTGCGAATCCGCGAATGCATGTGCGGACGAGTGTGCGCACACCCGCCCGGACATGACCGGCCTGCTATTCCTGCTATTTTGCGATTCGCCTTCGGAATCAAGCACTTGCGCGCCCGAGACTTGCGATTCGGTTGCTATTCGCGCTGCTATTCGGCATGCGAATGTCTTGCAACCGCTCCGCGATCGCGGCGCGACTCTTGGGCTATCGCCCCCCATTCCGTGCGATTCGCGCCAGCGATTCGCGCGTAAGTCATTGATTCTGCGTCCGCCGCGTGGGCGTGCGAGCTGCCGGCGTTGGTACCGCGGCCGCTGGCGGCCTGGCGCTGGCACGGCGCATGCTTGTGCTTGGCGCTCGCTGTCGGTGCCTGCCGCTGGTTGTCACATCCTGCCGTTTCCCGCGCGGCGGAAAAAACCGTGCCAGCCTGCGAACTCGGCCGGAAACCGCGCCGTGGTGCGGGTTGGCGCCTGTCTGGCGTGGTTGGCACGCGCGGTGCATGTGCGAGTGTGACCCGGCCACGTCGGCCGGACGGAGACCAGCACCATGACCAGCACTGTAGCCAGCCGCACGCTCACCTCCGGCAAACTGCTTACGCTCACCCTCGACGATGATCACGTCCGCATCGGCGTCGCCATCGACGGCCAACGGGTAGGGGCTATCTATTGGGATGCCAAGGGACTGTGTGGGCTGCGTACCCCCGGCAACTTGCCGGCAGGCTTTGTCGCCACGGTTGACGCGCAGATCAGCGGATCGTACAAGTGGGTAACCGTGGGCCTCACGCCTGCCGACTTGGCGGCGTGTCGCGCGGCGCTTGCCGACGACATCCAGCAAGCCGCGACGCGCGCGGCCAAAGCGCGCGAAATTTCCTGCCGGCGACGTGCCGGCGCTGCGCCACGGATGGCTGCCAACCAGAGGGAGACGACATGACCGCGCCTGACATCACCATCAAAGGCCGGCGCGTGCTGGCCGTGTGGGGTCCGGGCCCTCAGCGCATCGTGCTGCTGGCGCCGGCAGACGACATGCGGTACCGGGTATACATCTGGACCGTCGCCGAGGTCATGGACGGCCGCCAGGCACTGCTGTCGCCGGTGTCCTACCGGACGCTGGCCGCTGCGCTGGACGCCGGCGACCGGCTGCGCGCGACGCTTGACATCGTGACCGGTTGCTGCGAGCCTTCATCACTACCACGAGAGGGGAACGAAATGAACGAGTACGAGCAGAAGCAAGAGGCGCGCCGCGAGCGGTTGCAGGCGTCGGCGGCGCGTGCGGCGCAGGCAAGCAACGCGGCCGGGCAGCGCGCGCATGACGCGGTGGCGATGATCCCGTTCGGGCAGCCAATCTTGGTTGGCCATTACAGCGAACGCCGGCACCGTGCGGCGCTGGCGCGGTCGGATCGCGCCATGCACGAGTGCGTGGAGCAGTCCAGGCGCGCCGAGGAATTGCAGCGGCGCGCGGATGGTGTCGGGACGGCCGGCATCAGTGGCGACGACCCGGACGCGATCGAGAAGATCGAGGCGCGCATTGCCGAGCTTGAGGCCAAGCGCGCGCGGATGCTCGCGATCAACAAGGCGCACAAGGCATTCCTGCGCGACCCGGGCAGTCTCGACGCCGCGCCGCTGTCGGACGCTGACAAGGCCAGGGTTCGGTCCTATGTGCCGGCCTACTCTTGGGAGCCGCACCCGTGCGCGCCCTACCAGTTCCAGAACCTTGGCGGCAATGTCCGCCGGCTGCAACTGCGGGTCAAGCAGTTGCGCCAGCGCGCGGCGGCTACAGCGCAGGACGCCGAGCCGGTAACCGAGGACCGCGGCGGCTTCACGGTCGAGCGCGACGCGGCCGCCAACCGGCTGCGGCTGCGGTTTCCGGGCAAGCCGGCGCCCGAAGTGCGCGCGGTGCTCAAGCGCAGCGGGTTCCGGTGGGCGCCGAGCGAAGGCGCGTGGCAATGCTTCCTTTCGACGGCTGGAAACAGCTACCGCATCGAGCAGGTCGCGAAGGCGGTGATGCCATGACCCGCCGCTCCGACTATCCGCTTGACTGGCGCTATCCGAGCGCCTACACGCCGACCGAACGTCGCCGCATGCTGCACGCGATCCGCCGGCACGGTTGGCGCCGGCGCCTGGGCGCGCTGCTGGCCGATGCGCTGCTGCTGCTGGCAGCGGTGGCCATGTCCGGCGTGTTCGCGCTGGTGGTGTACTACGCATTCGTGAGGTGGCCGCAATGACAACTTGCGAATCAGCCGGCATCCCGATCGTGCTGGCGGTCGGGCATGAGGTTCGCCGCCGGCTCGGCGACCGCGTGTCGCCGTCCGTGAGCCGGGAGGCGCAGCGCCGCGCCCTCGAGCTTGAGGCGCACGGCGTCCGGCGCGCGCAGGTTGTACGGCAGTGCGTCGCATGGGCGCTGACGCAACCGACGACGGAGGGGCAGCAATGAGCCGCAACTACAACACGAATCCGGCCTGGAACCGCGCCGACGACAACGGCATGACGCAACGCGACTACGCGATCGACGCGGCGGCCGATGACCTGGTGTCGCAGGGGTACGAGATCGACTGGCTGATTGAGCAGGCGAAAGACTACGGCAAGTGGATCGAGACGATCGCCGGTCTGATCGCCGGCGACCTCGGCACCGACGACCTCGCCAAGGTCCGCGCGGCGTACCGGGACGACCTGTACGCGCGCGCCGCGGACATCGTGGACGGCCGCATCGAGGCGGCGGCGATCGACAGGTACGAGGACAGCCGGCGCGACGGCTAACGATTGAGTTAAGCGGTGCCGCTGCCAGGCACCACAAGGAGCGAGAAACCATGAAGCGGCATCCGCTTGAACGAATTGTTAGCTGGCTGCGACTACTGCAAGCGCGGCGGGCCGCCAAGAAATATGGGCTGGATTTTGAGCATAAATGCTGCTTCCAACACCAAGTTGCAGGGATAGGCGTTGGTTTGCGTAGCGGAGACGGCGAGATCGTGCTGGTGCCGATGCGCTCCGGCAAAACGGCGCGCTACAAGGTGACAAGCGAGCGGTATAGCTACGTATTCGATGACACCGGGCAGAGGAACTGGAGGTTTGAGTTCCAAGGTTATGAGCCAGCTAACACCTGAGTTAAGCCGGCCCGCTGCCGGCACACACAAACCGCACCGAGACAGCGAAGCGGGCTCGGCTTGAACGAATTGTTAGACCCGATTGGAGATGAGCATGGACAACTACGAAATGGAACTTTTGGGCCGCGCGCATGAAGCGAAACTGCGGGTTATTGACATGGCAGAGGATGTTGAGCGGGAGCGCGCACGACCGTTTGTACTGCTGCGACCACGCATGTTTCCTGACGGCGACCAATGGTGCGCGCTGTACGGAGACAACCTGCACGATGGAGTTGCAGGCTTTGGCGACACGCCTGCCAATGCTGCTGTTGATTTTGATGTCCAGTGGCTCAACGCAAAAGCAAGGGTCTAACAAGGGATATACGCACGATCGTCCTGATAACACCGGAGGCTGACCATGATCCAGCGTGAATCGCGATTCCCGGGCGCGCTCGCGCCATGCCCCGGCTGTGGCCGGCAGCCTTACCACGTCGAGCACGGCAGCAAGTGGCACTCGCTGGAGTGCCATCCGTGCAAGGTTGACACCGGCAGGCACGACAATGTGCAGGCTGCGGTGACGGCGTGGGAGCGGGCGGTGGCGGTGACATGCTCACCCGCTTGACACGCGCAACCGGTTATGTATAGGATGGTGCCATGACGTATACCGCTCACACCCGCAAGCTCGCGGCCATCCGCATGGCGCGCAGTCGTGCCAGGCGCAAAGCGTCCGGCCTGGTGCGCGTCGAGTTATTCGTACCGCGGGCGCACGTCAACACGCTGCGGGACTTCGCGCACAAGCTGGCGCTGGCCCGCAAGGACACCACAAGGGGAACGCAATGACCGACGACAATAACATTCGCGGCGAGATCGCGCTGGCACGAATGGCAAACTGGATCGCGCTCGACCAGCGTCGCAATGGCGAAAGCAACGGCACGGCGTGGCGCCGCGCGCGTGATCGCGTCATGCGTCGGGCGCGCGGCGAGCGCGAGACGGCGGAGCGCCGCTACTGGGCGGCGGACCGCACCGACGACGACGGCGCCGCCTACACGGACGGCTGTTGATACAGTGGTCAGCGACGGACCCGGCACCACCCGAAAGCGTCGCGCCGGCGCCGCAGCGGGGACCCTGCGGCACCCTCACTCACCGAAGGAAACCGACATGTCACGATCGAATCAAACCGTGTCCGCGTCGCCGGTCATTCGCTGGCTGGAATGGACCGGCGACCTCAAGAATGCCGACCACCTGCGCTACTACGACAAGGCCGACAAGCACAACGTCGGTGTGCCGATGCCGTGCCAGATGCTGCTGCTGGATGAGCTGGCCAGCGTGCGCGGCTGGTCCGAACTGCACCAGGCCGGCATCTACAGCAACGAAGTCCGCAGCACCACCACCGAGGAGTTCGTGGTGCGCGCGCACGGCGACGCCCGGCCGTTGGCGCGGGGGCTGTACAAGGACATCCGCGCCGACGTGCAGGCCGCCGGCGGGCGCTACCACGCCAGCCTGTACGTGTACGGCGAGGTTGGCGGCGACGCCGGCATCCACAACCTCAAGCTGCGCGGGGCGGCGCTGGCCGCGTGGATGGAGTTCCGGCGGCAGGCGCGCGGCGCGGTGTACGAGCGCGCGCTGTCGATCACGGTCGGGCCGGAGCAGAAGAAGGGGTCGGTGCGGTATGTCGTGCCGGCGTTCGCCCTGGCGGACGTGACGCCAGCGCAGGCCGCGGCCGCGGTGGCTGCCGACCGCGAGTTGCAGGCGTACCTGACGGAGTATTTCGCGCGCGACAGTGAGGCCGGCAATGCGGCGGTGCAGGGTTCGCCGCGGCCGGCGGGTGCGTCGCGCGGCGCGCAGGACCTGGCCGCGCTGGCCGGGACTGCGCCAGCGGCAACGGCGGCGGCGACCAGCGGGGGCGACGATGAGTTCGACGACGAAATCCCCTTTTAGTTGGAACTGTGCAGGAATGGGCCGTACACGGATGGCGGTCATGCACAGTTCGAGGGACTAAACTGCGACTCGCGCACGCGCTTGGCGTCATGCGCACGCTGGCGAGCCTCGAAGCGGACGGATGGAGATTCGGCAAGTGAAAGTTTCGCGCGACCATCTCGGCGACAACCGCGTCGGTATCGGCGGATCACGTGCAATCGTGCTGCCGTGGCCGGACCAGGCGCTGAGTCCGAACTGGCGCGGACACTGGGCGTCGAAAAGCATTGCCGTGCGCAATGCCCGCGAGTACGCCAATGGCATGGCGCGCGTGGCGAAGTGGCGCGAGATACCACTGCCGGATCGCAAGGTCAGACTCGTTTTCGAGTTCCACCCGCCGGACCGACGCAAGCGCGACGATGACAATCTCAAGGCATCGCTCAAACACGCGCGCGACGGGATTGCCGATGCGCTCGGTATCGACGACCACCAGTTTCTGAGCGATGCGGTATTTGCGACCGAACCATTTCCGCAAGGCGCGGTTGTAGTGTGGATGGAGTGACGGATGACCAGCCTTCGCCAAGCCTGCGTGCGGCAGCGCGAAATGACGGCGGACGGTCACACGGGGTCGAACGGGCCGTACACGGAGGGCGGTCATGCACAGTTCGAGGGACTAACGGAACTGACAAACACGGGGTTCACCATGGAAACCGAATCAATCACCGCGGCCGCCGCAGCACCAGTCCAGCAGCGCACGCCGGAATGGCTGTCCGCACGGGCCGGCAAGTTCACCGCGTCGCGGCTGGCGGCACTGATGGCGCGCACGCGCTCGGGTCCGGCGGCATCCCGCGCCAACCTGATTGTGGAACTGGCGGTGGAACGGCTGACCGGCACCTGCGATTCCGGCTACAGCAATGGCGCGATGCAGCGCGGGGTCGAACTCGAACCCGAGGCTCGCGTCGCGTACGAGCTGGCCGCCGGTGTCAGCGTGGTCGAGGTCGGGTTCTGCGCGCACCCGCTGCTGGCGCACGTCGGCTGCTCGCCGGACGGCCTGGTTGGCGCGGCTGGCCTGGTCGAGATCAAGTGTCCGGCGGCGATGGCGCGGCACGCCGCGGCGTTGCTGCACGGCACCCACGCTGACGACTACCGCTGGCAGGTGCAGGGCCAGTTGTGGGTCACTGGGCGCCAGTGGTGCGACGTGGTGTCGTACGACCCGCGCTTCCCGGCCAAGCTGCAACTGGCGATCCGCCGGGTCGAACCGGATTCCGACGCGATCGCCGAACTCGAACACGCGGTGGCCGAGGCCGAGGCCGAGGTCGCGGCGATGGTTACGCAACTCACCAACAAGGAAACCTGAAATGCAAACCCGAGTCTACGTTGTCATCGACAGTCGCGCCAAGCAGCCGCGCCTGATCCGCGCGGCCAACCGGGCGCACGCCCTGCGTTATGCCGCCAAGGACGTGTTGACGGCCGCCGTGCCGACGCAGGAATACCTGATCGAGCTCATGCAGGCCGGCGTCAAGGTCGAGGACCCAACCCATGCCGCGGCCTAGCCGCTTGCGCCCGCGGGTGCGCGGCGCACTCGCGCGTGGGGAGTTGAGCATCGACGAGTTGATGGCGATGCTCGGTGCCAGCCGCAACGGCGTGGCGCGGGCGCTGGAGGCGTTGCGCGATGCCGGTCACGTAACCAGCCGCCACGCGTCGGTGCGCCTCCACGCGGGGCCGGCGCGCACGCTGTGGCGGCTGCGGGAGCCGACATGACCGAGCCGCGCACCCGCGGGCGCAAGACGTGGCAGGCGCGGGTGGTAGTGTTGTCGGAGGGGAATCCATGAACGTCCACGACTTCATCGCGCGGCTCAAGGTGCGCGGTTCCGGCGACGGCAACTGGCGCTGCGACTGTCCGTGCGGACATTCCAGCACCGGCGCGCTGTCGGTCACTGATCGTGACGGCAAGCTGCTGCTGCACTGTTTTGCCGGCTGCGACGTTCTCGACGTGCTGGCCGCGATGGGGTTGTCGGTCGGCGACCTGTTCGCGGATGATCACCGGCATGACCGGCTGGACGATCCGGTGGCGCGTGTCGAGCGCATCTACCGCAAGCTCACCGGCGAGGACATCGCCCGGCTGCTGCGCGCGGCCCACGTCGCCAAGTTCGCACTTGATGGCGTCGTCCACGGGGTCGGTTTCAGCAGCCACGACATGAGCACCATCGCGCAGACGATCACCGAGGTCGAGCGCATAGCGGAGGAATTGGGATGCCTGGAAAAGCTGTTGTCCCGGACCCGGCGCGAGATGACGGCACAGTTGAAGGACGGCTGGCCGAAATCCGTCGTCAACTAGAGGACGCCAAGTCGCCGGAAGCGCGGGCGCTGCTGGCGGCGCAGCTGCATGCCGAGTGGTTCGTCAACGACTACGCGCCGGAACTGCTGGTGCGCGATCCGGGCAAGGCGCTGCCGTATCCGGTGAGCGCGCTGCCGGAGGTGCTGGCCGGAGCCACGCGCGAAATGATCCGCGTGATCCAGGCGCCCGACGCCGTGGCGGCGGCCAGCGTGGTCGCGGCGGCGTCGCTGGTGGTGCAGGCGCACGCCGACGTCGAGATCGACGGCCGCGTGATCCCGCTGTCGCTGTGGCTGCTGACGGTCTCGGAATCGGGCGAGCGCAAGTCGGCGGTGGACAACGTGGTGCTGGACGGCATCCGCAAGTTCGAGCGCGGCCGGGCGCGCGACTTCGAGAAGGACATGGCCAAGCACCGCGCGGCGCTGCGGGTGCACAAGTTCGAGCTGGACAAGGCGGCCGCCGAGGCCCGCAAGCTCGATGGCGACGCGGCGCGCGACCACGTGGCCGCGGTCGGTGACGATCCGGAGCCGCCGCTGCGCCCGCAGCTCACGGCGGCCGACTTCACCACCGACGGCATCGTGCGGCTGCTGACCGAGTGTCGGCCGTCCATCGGCATCTTTTCCGACGATGGCGGGGTGGTGTTCGGCGGCCACAGCATGACCAAGGAAACGGTCGTGCGCACGGCCGCCACGTTGTCCAAGCTGTGGGACCGCGGCGAGATCGACCGCATCCGCGTCGTCGATGGCGCGTCGCGGCTGTGGGGGCGGCGGCTCGCCCTGCACGTCATGGTGCAGCCGGTGATCGCGCTGCAGGCGTTCGGCTCGGAAGTGCTGGACGGCCAGGGCTTCCTCGCGCGTTGCCTGGTGTCGTGGCCCGAGACGCGCGCCGGCACGCGCCCGTACGTGCGCGAGTCGGTCCTCGATACATCGGAGGTCGCCGACCTTTCGGCGCTGTTCCAGTTCTACCTCGGCTGTCCGTTGCCGGTCAGTCCGGAATCGCGCAGCGAGTTGCAGCCGCGCCGGATCAAGCTCGACCCCGACGCCTACGAGTACTTCGTGTTCCTGCACGACTCGACGGAAGCGCAGATGGCGCCGATGGGCCGCTACGCGCACGTGCGGGCGTGGGCCTCGAAGTCCACCGAGCAGGTCCTGCGCGTGGCCGGCGTGTTCGCGCTGTGCCGCGACATCAGCACCGACACGATCAGCCTCGACGACGTGCAGCGGGCGGGCGCGGTGGTCGGCTGGCACATGAACGAGGCCGCGCGGCTGGCCGGCGCGTCCGGCACCGCCGAGACCGTCGCGCTGGCGGATGAACTCCGCCAGTGGTTTACTGCGCGCGAGGTCAAGCAGACGTACGTCTCGCAGATCCTGCGCTATGGGCCGAACAAGTTCCGCGACCGCGACCTGACGCTGGCGGCGTTGCAGACGCTCGAATCGGCCGGCTACGTGGTCGCCAACGAGGCCGGCGCGGTGGTTGACGGCCGTCCCCGGAAGGTGTCATGGATGGTCAAACAGGTACTGGTCGATGAAACGTCGCCGCCACCAGCAGGACCCGACCCCGCCGTTGCGCACGCTCCCGCTGGCGCCATTGCCGGCGGCGATGCAAACGGAAGCGGAACTCTACCGGACCGACCGCAAGGCGTGGATCGCGCTGGCGGCGCCGAGACTGGCGGCAAGGATTCCGGGGATGAATGACGCGCTGCTGCACCACGCCTGCGCGCATGCGGGCGTGGACTACCTGCGCGCGGTGTATGTGCTGCTGGACGCCAAGGACAAGCGGCGCCTCGCCGCCATCATGTCCCGAGCCACGCATTGCGGATGCTGCGCGCGATGACTGCCGACTGGATGCCGATGCCGCCAGCAGCGAACGCGCCGTTCTGCTGCGCGACGATTCCGTACCAGGTCTTGCTGGCATCGATCCACGGACAGAACCCGAAGGCGCCCGGGCTGCTGTAGGTGCCGTCTGGCTCGATCCAGTGCGTCACCGAGTAGCGCCACGGCTCGTCGCGCGGCGCCGGCGTGTTGACGACGCCAGCCGGCACGCTGGCCGGCACGACGTACCGGTCGAGGTAGTCCCACATCGCGAACTCACCGCGCAGCAGGCGCTGCAAGATGCGCCCGTAGGCGTTGGGCGTGGTGTACGCACCGCTGGCCAGCGTCGGGGTGTTGAAGCCGATCCCGGACGATCCCAGTGCCGTGTTCCAGGTGGCTGCCAGCGCCGTCACGTCCTGGGTGCCGAGGCCCATGCGCAGCTTGCCGAAGTTCTCCAGATGCCCCGGGCCGTAGTTGAACACGCCGACGTAGGCGGGGTCGATGACGTTGTTGCTGTTGCGCGCGCAGCACACGTTCACGGTGTCGGCGGCATTGCATGACACCGTCATGTTGGTGTATCCGGACGTGAAGTTCAGGTACGGCCAATCGCTGTCCGCCGGGTTCGTCGTCTCCAGCGCCACGATGCCGGTCAGCCACTTGGTCGCGCTGGCCAGCGCCATGACCGTGGTGCCGGTGTACACAGTGGGGCCGATGGCGCCAGCGGCAAGCAGCCCGTTGGCGTTGCCGATCTCCCAATAGAACGAGTACGTGCCGGCGTCGTCGGCGTACAACTGCGCGGCGCCGGTGGCGTCGGCAATGCGGTCGAACAGATGCGGCCCGCTGTAGTTGCGTTGCAGGACGCCGCCGTTCCAACCGTACACCGGCGTGCCTGCCACCGTGTACAGCAAAGACTTCACTACGACTTCCCGATGCCGGGGTACTTGCGGTGCACCGCCGCGCGCACTTCCGACTTCTGCGCCGGCGTGCCGTGCTGCGCCACCCGCGCCAAGGCGTTGCGCGCGTGCGACTTGTCGTTGATGGGGTAGGCGCGCTTGCCGGGGATCGCGAACTGTCCCAACGGCATGCCCTTGCGTTCGCTACTGGTCAACTTTGCCATTTTGCACCTTCGATGCCGTCGAGACCACGAATCCGGACGCGGCAATGCCCGCCGCCCGGCCCAGAATCACCGCCCCCGTCACCCACGTCGCCAGCGTCACCCACTCGGCGCCGGTCAAGAGCTTCGACCATGCAAGGCCGGTGGCGACGATGACGACGCCCGCGCCAAAGGCATAGGTCAGTACCCGCTCGGTGGTGATGTCGCCCATGTCACGCCCGCGCCAAAGGCAGCAGCGGGCGCGTCTGCGCACCCAGTCGCGGCAGCGCGCCACCGGAGGCCAGCGGGTTGGCGAGGCCGACGCTCGCCTGCTGGATCGCGCCCGGCGCAGGCGGCGGCAACGCGGCCCCGCGCGCCGGGTCCACCGTCGCCGTCATGCTCGGCGGTGTCAACGGGTTGGGCGGCGCCAGCGTGCCACCCGGTGTCACCCGCACCGCCGGGTTGAACTGCGCCGGCGGCGCCAAGGTCGAGGTCGCCGGATGGTACGGCACGAACCCGCCGCTGTGCTGCTGCTGCCACGCCGACATGGCCGGTGGTGCCACCGGCGGCGCGATGGTCGGCGGCTGCGTCATCACCGGTGGCGCGATGGTCGGCGGCTGCGTCATCACCGGCGGCTGCGGCACGAGGCCCATGCTCGACACTGGCCCCCCGGCATTGACCGCCGCCTGCAGCGACGAGAACGTCGGCGGCCCCAACGGCCTCACGCCCGGCGGCGCGTTGGTCGCCGTCACCAGCGGGGCGTAGGGGCTGGCTGGCGCCAGCGAGGATTGCGCATTGACCAACTGCTGCGTGGACGGCTGCACGGCCATCACTGATCTCCTGCAATGGACTCGGATTCGTTGCCACCGGCGTCGGGGGGCACGCGGACCGGCGTGTGCAACTTGGCCATGTCGTAGCGTTCCACGTCCTCCGACGAGGCGTAATTGTAGAACTCGTCCTCGGCTTTGGAACTGATTGCGCGCGTGCCATCGGCGTCCGTCGAGTGGCGGCGCTTGCCCTGCGTCGATTCGATGATGAACTTCTGGTAGCTGTCCGGCACGCCGATCCGGTCCATGATCGCCTTCGCCCGCGGCACGTCGCCGCCGACGATGGCGGCATTGATGTCCGGCCGCGCCATGCGCAACCGCAGCTGGTAGTCCTCGCGCGCCTGCAGGTACGTCCCGACCGACGGTCCGCCCGGCGCTCCGTGCGAGATCGACTGCCCGAAGATCGTCATCAGCACCGACAGCGGGGCGTCGTGGTCCTTGCCGTGGCTGGTGATGATCCGCTTCAACGCATCGAAGGTGTTCTCCGGCGTGTGGTCGTCGATGAACGCCTGCACGATCTGCCCCACTGCCTGCACCCGGTCGGTGGGGTCGTACATCGGGCGGCCGAAGCCTTGGTCGTTCGACGCGAGGCCGGTCAGGAACCGCAGCGACGGCGATTCCTTGCGCGCGAAGGTGTCGAGCGGATGCTCGAACCACGACACGTAGTCGTCGCCGATCTTGCCCGGCGCAAACCGCACGTAAATCGCGCGCCCGGTCTGCTCGTCGTAGCCAACCAGCACGCGGTCAGTCTTGCCCGGCTCGTTCTCCGATTGCGGCAGCAGCGAGAACACATCGTGCACCACATTCAACGGGTTCAGCAGCGAGAACGGCGATTCCTTGACCCGGTGCAGCATGGCATCCAGCCGCCGCGCGTAGCCGTCCAGCACGCCTTCCGTCGAGGTCCCGCGCATGGCCTGGAACGCCGACTGCAACAACGCCACGCTGATCGTCGCCAAGCCCATTTCGAGGATCAGCGACGAGGCCGCCTTGCGCCGCGCGTGCTGCTGCAGCCGCGCCATTTCCTCGGCGCTGGTGTTGCGCCGCAACTGCGCCTGCACTTCGCTCGGCAGCCCCACCAGCGCATCCTTGCCGATGGCGAGGTTGCCCAGTGTGAAGCTGCGGGAGTACATCAGGAGGTTGGCCGCGATCCGCGCGTTTTTCGACATCGCTTCGAGCGGCACCGCGCCCGCGTAGCGGTTGGCGAAGTGGGCGGCATACGCCGCCGCCGCGTCCGGCGAGAAGCCGTGGTCCAGCAGGTGCTGCCGCGCGTTGGCGTACAGGCCAAACTGCAGGTCGAGGATGCGATCCCACAGCAGCGTGTTGTTCTTGAAGTCGGCGATGGCGTCGATCGCCCGCATCACCTTGTCGCCGGCGCGCGGGTCGAACAATCCCACCAGCTTGCCGAGACCCTGCGCGGTCCAGCTCTCGCCCGGCGCCAGCGTCGCGTTCTTGGCCAGTGTGTCCATGTCCGGCGCCGCCCCACGGCCGCCAATCGGCACCAGCCCGTGCAAGATCGCCTCGCGCACCTGCACCGGGTCCTGCCGCGCGGCATTGCCCTCGAAGAACACCTTCATGGTGGCGACCTTGCCCGGCAACGCCGGCAGCGCGCGCCCCCACTCCACCATCAGGTGCATGAACGGCGAGAACATCTGCAGCCCGATGGCCTTCGACTTCAACACCATTGCCGCCTGATAGGACTTCGGCCCCGGCCCCTGCAGCACCGCCCGCAGCGGCCCCGCCACGTCGTCCCGCACCCACAACTGGTGCCCGTCCAGCACCGGGTTGCCATCCTGGTCCAGCACCGGCTTGCCATCCTTGCCCATGCGCGGCATCCACCAGCGCAGCGCCGGATGGTCGATCATCACCCAGCCGTGGCCGTCGTCCTCCTTGCGCGTCGAGATCACCTTCTGCCCGTTGGCGGTGCCGATGGCGCGCAGGGCGTTCACCAGCTTGCGCCCGGCCACCGCCTTGCGCACCCGCATCGCCACCAGCGGCAACGTGCGCAGGTCGCGCACCACCGCCACCGGCTCGCCGAACTTGGCGCTGGCCGCCGCCTCGGCCTCGGCAATCGACGGGTGCAGGCGGTGCTTGAGGTTCGCCGCCGACGTGCGCACGCCCGAGAAGTCCGGACCACCCGGCGTCGCGCCACCCGCCGGCGCCGCCGGTGCGCCGCCGCGCATCGGGCCACCGCCAATCTTCTGCAGCATGTGCGGCATGTAGTACGGGATGCCGTCCCCGCTGACCATCCCCTCCGCCCGCGCTTCCTCGTAGGCCCCCGCTGCGTCCTCCCGCGCGGCCTCCAGCGCCGCCTTCACCTTGGCCGGCAGCGCGTCCACCGGCGACTTGTCGGACGCCGGCTTGCCGGCCGCCAGTGTCTGCCGGCGCTCGCTCTCGGCCTCACCAGCGTCATAGGCCGCGCGCAGCTCGTCCGGCGTCAGTTGCTTGCCGAGCTTGCGGATGTGCGTGTGACCGACGAACTCCGCCAGCCGCGTCGCGTTGGTGTAGTCCTTGGCCAGCGCCCGCGCCGAGTCCAGCGCGCCAGCCATCGGCACCACGCCGCTGATGCCGGTCTCGAACGCCGCGCGGGCCTTGCGGCCGAACTTGCGCAGGGAGTCGATGCCGGAGGGCGCGATTGCCTGCTCGTGCGGTTCCGGTGCGGGGGTTGCGTCGTCCTCAGGCTTCTCCGGTTTGGGCTGCGGTCGTGGCACGTCGGACGCCATTGGCGCTTCCGGCTCCGGCTCCGGCTCCGGGCGCTCGCGCGCGCCCCGCGCCGCTTTCCACATGCGGTCGAGATGCGCGTGCACGTCGGCGTCGGTGAACCGGCCGGGCTTGCCGGTGATCTTGGCGTAGATCGCGTTCCAGATGCGCTTGATCGCCGCCACGATCCGCTGCAGCGCCGAGTCGGCCGCGTGCTTGAACTCCGGCGTCGGATCCACCCCGTAGCGGTCGCGCAGGGTGTCCCAATCGCCGGTGCGCTTGGCCGCCTGCAACTCGGCCATCGCTTCCTCGGCCATGCGCGGCATGTCCACGTTCTCGCGCACGCCGCCAATCGCCGTTGCCAACTGCCGCACCGTCGGGTTGCGCAGGAACCGCTCCCGCTCCGCCTGCCAGTGCTGCGCCACCGTCTGCTGGCCAACCTTCACGTCCGGGTGCTGCAACACCAGCCGGTTGATGCCTTCGTGGCCGCCCACCTCGTGCACCGCCGTCCACGCGGCCAGTGCCGGTGTGTTGACGTGCTTGGTGAAGATGAAGCTGTGGCCGCTCGGGGTGTGCAGCCCGACCCGCATGTTGCCCTTCGCCAGCGGCGTGGCCTTGTTGCGAATCGTGGCCGGGAGCGCCGCTTCGTCGTGCACGAAATGCACCATGCCGTCCGAACGATCGCCCAACACCTGCCGCACCGCTGCCCGCATTCCAAGTCGCTGCGCGTCCTGCTCGCCGCGCACGGCTGAATCGTGTTGCAGGAACGTCGCCAGCGCCTTGTCGTCACGCGCCGACTGCCGTGCGCTCGCGACCCGCGCCCGCACCGCCTCGACTGCCGCGCGTTCCTCCGGCGGCAGCGACGCGATGTCCACCTCCTCGACCGGGGCTGGAACGTCCCTGGCCTCTGGTTCGGCCTTGTCGGCCTGCGCCATGATCTTGGCGCGATCCTTCGGGGCCATGTAGATCGGTGGCCGCGACGGTCCCTTGAGCGTCTGGTTCTTGAATCCGGACTCGACGCGCTTGCGGAATGTCGCCAAGCCGTCCTGCGTGTTGCGGACCTTGAACGTGCCGTCGCCCGGCACATCGAAGGTGATGTACGGCCCGGTGCCGCGCTCGGCGTGCGCGGTTTCGGTCAGGTGATCTTTCAGGAAGTCGACGGCGTCGTCGCGATAGGGGAACGTACGTTTCACACCTCCAGCGGTCGCCGTGAACACAGTCCCTGCGGATGTCTTTGAACCCCCTACGGTTCCCGTCAGGTCCCCGACCTGAACATGCGTGACCGTGTGCATCCCTGCGTCTGTCGATTTCGTCACGACCGGCACGCCCACATCTGGCGCGTGCCCGATCGCACGATCTACCTGTCCAAGAAGGTTTTCCCGTGCGACACGCATCGGCACCTTCGCCGCAACTACCGTGCGCGCGGATTCGGCAACGTTCGCCGGCGTGGCCGCATCCGCCGCTGTGGGCGGTTCGGCCGTCGTCTCCGGCAAAGTACCGGGATTGGTTTCCGTTGACGGGGCCGTGGCTGCCGTGGTAGCCGCCTTGCGCTTGCCACGCAGGCGTTTCGATACGGGTGCCGGAGCCGGTGCCGGCGCTGCGGCTGCCTCAGTGCTGGCCGCAGGGGGGTTCGGCTCGGCGACAGTTGGCGGGGCCGCAGCCACCGGGACCGGCTGTGCGGGGGGCGCTACGGCTTGGGGCGCTTCGGCTTGGGGCGCAGGTGGTGCTGGCTGCGGCTCGGCTGCCGCGGTAGGTTCTCCAGCCGGTAACGCGGCAGCGGCTTCGTCGGCAGGCACCACCGCGGCAGCGGCGCGAACTCCAGCGACGAAAGGTTCTGCTGGCGCCGCGACGGCTTGTGCCGGAACTGGCCGAGCCGCGGCAACTGGCTGCCGGTCAGGCGCTGCCGGCGGTCCTGCTGGCCGCGGTTCAGCCGGTGCAGGTGCAGCGGCGGGTTGCGTGGGGGGCGTTTCGATTTCATCTAGCGTTGGCACCGGCTCGAAATCAGCAACATCACGCGCCGGTGCCGCTGTGGGCTTCTGCGCGGCCTTGGGTGGCGCAGCCGTGGGCGCCGGCTCCGCCGTGGCCGCCGGCTCCGCCGCAGCCGCCGACGCCGGCTTCGCGGCTGTGGCCGCGCTGGTGGCGTCTGCGGCGGCCTTGGCGGCTGCCTCGGCGTCGTGGGTGATCTGCAACGCCTTGGTCGCGCCCTGCACTTCCGGCGTCTGGTACGCCGCGGCCAAGTCCTCCATCCGGGCGTTGACGCTGTTGCCGCCGTACCGTGGCGTCGCCATCGCGGCGCCGAGGATGCCGCCCATCCCGGCGTTCAGGATGTCATCCAGCATGTCGTGCGGCGACTGCAACTGTGGCGGCGAGACGGCGTTCATGGCGTCGTTCATGGCACGCCCGATCGCCACGTTGGATGCCGCACCGGCCACCGCCTGCTCGCCCACGCTCTTGCCGACCACCGGCACCGCACCCATCGCCAGCGTGCCGACGCCGGCCACCGCCGCCCGCTCGAACGCCTGCAGCGGCGAGGCACCTTTCGCCCGGCTTTCGATGTAGGTCCGCTGGGCCGTCTGCATGGCCGGCACCGCCATCGCGGTCACGCCAGCGCCAGCCCGCGCCAGTGCGGTGTCCGCCGTTGCCGCCGGGCCTGCCGCCAGCACTTCCGCCGCCGTGACACCCGCCGACCCCAGGGTTTGGCCAACACGTCCGGCAACGTCATCGCGCGCAACCTTCGGCTCCAGCTTCTCGGCCTGCGCCTGCAATGCATCGCTCGGCGACGGCACCCCGGACAACCGCGCGGCAACGCTGGCGCCAATGCCGGACGGCGAAATGCTGTCGAGGAACCCGGCCGTGCGCGTCAAGTCGGCTGCCGCCTGCGCAGTCGCCGTCGCGCCGACGTGCGGCAACGCCGAGACCACGGCGTTGTAGGCCGATTCCGCGCGCTGCGGCAGCGTGTTCAGGAAGTCCGGCGACAATGCGGTATCGACGGCATCACCGAACTGCTGCAGCGGACTGCGCGGCGGCGCGGTCGTGCCCGCACCGGCGCTCGCCGCCGTGGCGTTCGGCTGCGGCGGCGCGTTGCCAACCCCGGTCAGGTAGTAGAAGGCCGCCGGGTCCCCGGAAAGCGTCGGTTGGTCCGGCGTCAGGTCCGACGGCGTGTAGCCCGGCGACGGTGACGGTGGCGCGGATTGGTCCAGCGGCTGCCAGCCGTCGGCCAACTGCTGCGGCGTCAGGCCGCCAGCGCCGTCCAGCGGCTGCCAGCCGTCAGCAATCTGCTGTGGCGTCAGCGGCATTGGCTGTCACCCTCGGCGGCGTCCCGAACCGCCGCACGTACTCGCGCACCATCTGGTCCGCAATCAATGCCCCAACGTCGGTCTCCAGCGACGGCCGGCCGCCGGTCTTGAACCCAGGATGCGCCGACATTGCCATCAGGTTGCCGTAGAACATGGCCCACACGAGCGCGAGGTCCGGGCTCATTGCTGCTGCACCGTGCCGTCCGACATCAGGATCAGCACCTTGCCGGTCGCCGGATCGACCTTGCGGCCGACCGCATGCGCGGACGGGATCGACGGCGCACCGAGACCCGCACCGGCGCTCATGTTGAAGCCGCCCGCGCCAAGGTTGCCGAGCGTCGCCGACTGCGGTGGCGCTGACTGCGGTGGCGCTGACTGCGGTGGCGCGGCACCGTCATCGTCGTCACCGGCAGCAGGCGGCGGTGCCGCGCCGGCCTGCAACTGGCGCAGCCGGAACGCCGACAACGCCGCGCTGTTGTTGCGCTGGCGTAGCAACGCAGCATCTAGCGGCGCTTGGCTAGCATCCTTCTGGGCTGCGCGTTGCTGCACCCAGTTGAAGTAGTCGCGCTTCTCGTCGGTGCTGTAGGCACTCGTGTTCGGCGCCGACGACAACGTGTCCCAGCCGATCAGACTGGAGTTGTCGTCGAACTTCGGCACCTTCATCTCGTCAATGATCGTGCCGCTGTCATTTACACTGGTGAACTTGGTCGGCTTGAACTGCGCTTCCCACGCCGCCTTCGCCTTGTCGTCGGCGGCCTTCGTCTTTGCCGCCGCCGCTGCCAGGTTGGCCTTGCGCTGCTCGTCCGCCGCCTCGGCCTGTTGCTGCATGGCCTCGCCACCGACCATCATCAGCCCTTGGCCCAACCCCGACAGCGCCCCGCCGAAATAGCCGCCCATGTCACTGTCCTCCGAACTGTGCCAAGGGGGCAGCCACGCCGGCACCCTGTCCCACCGGCGCCGCCTGCGGCGGAGCACCCGGCGTCGCCGGCGCAGCGCCCTGACCTTGGCCCTGCTGCATCTGTACCAGGAGTTGCGTGATCTGCACCGTCAGGTCGCGCTTGCCGGCGTTGCTGTCGAGTCCCGGCATGCCCATCTTGGCCAGCGTCGCCACGATCCAGCCGACGATGTACGTTGCCACCAGTTTGTACGACTGGTCGTCCAGCGGGCCGAGCTTGTTCTGCAGGCTCTCGATCGTCTTGCCGACAAACGCCGCGATGGTCTGCTTCACATCCTTGGCCGACGCCAGCATCTTCTTCAGCACGGCCGCCGTCTGGCCGTTGATGACGACCTTGCGCGCGACCTCAAGAAACTGCTGCACGTTCGGCGGCAGGTTCGGGCCGATGTAGCCAATGGCATCCTGTGGCGTGGCCATCACGACACTCCCGGCAAGGTGGCGGACGGCGCGGCACTCGCGATCGGCTGCTGCGTCTTTGGGTCGATGATGAACGCCTGCCCGTTCGGCTGCGTCAGCGCCAAGCCACTGGTGTCCACGGTCGTGCGCGGCGGCGGCGCGCCCCAACTGCCGTCGGGGCTGGCGGCATTCGGCGGCGCGTACTGCGCGAACCCGCGAATGGCGTCCTCCTTGTAGTTCTGCGTCATCTGGTAGCTCTCCAGGTCCCACTTGTGCTGCTGCTGCGCCAGCCACGACTGCTGCTGGAAGTCGAGGTTCGACAGGTCCGCCTTGTCACTGTACGCCTGCTTCTGCTGGCTGTGCGCGCTCTTGGCGTCGCCGACGCCTTTGATGACGGAGCCGACGACCATCGCCGCAACGCCAATCCAGCCACCTTGACGACGCGGCGAGAATCCACCCCTGAACTTTGCCCGTAGTGTTTTCATGGCGTCGCTCCGTTTTGCAGACCTTCGTCGCCACCCCAATACTCCGGGAACAGGCTCTGCAGCATGCTGTCGATGTTGGCGCTGTAGGTGTTGAGCATCCCCATGCCGCCCTGCGGGTCACGCCAGAATGACGGGTCCGAGAACAGCGCCGACAGCTCGGTGTTGAACGCGGTGCTGCGCATGTTGGCCCGCGCGGCGGTATCCTGGTCCGCCAACTGCCACTGGCGATCCTGCAGGCGGTTGGCCTGCTGCGCGTCGAACTCGCGCGCCATTTCGCGCACCCGCGCCGCGTCAGGCCCGGCTTGAATACCCGCCACGCGCACGCTGTAGTCGCCCTGCATGCGCTGCAGCATCGCCTTGTTCAGCGCGTCCTGGTTCGCCAGCGCGGTGTTGGCGTACACCCCGGCGTCCTGCTGCGCAATCGGCGCCAGCGAGTCCAGCGCGGCTTGCGTCGCGGTGTCGGCGTACAGGCTGCCGGACAGGCCCGCGCCGCGCGCCAGCGCCATCTGCTGCGCGTTCTGCGCGGCCTGGTGCGCGATCGGGCTGTCGCCGCCGTACAGCTGGTTCAACTGGTACGCCGTCAACTCGTTGGGGTCCACGCCCAGCTGCGCCACGCCGTACGGGCCACCGGTGGTTGAGATCGCGCCGTAGGCACCGCCGCCGGAGAACTGCGCCAGTGGCGGCTGCACCACGGACGTGTCGGGGATGGGGTTTTGCTGCACCGTCACACTGGCCATCAGGACTCCCTCACGTCGGCCGACTCGAAGCTGAAATCAAGGTGCGTGATGCGCACCGGGTCATTGTACGATCCGTCCGCCGAAGCGTCGATGCGTAACACCATCGACTGGCCCTCGTTGGCACCGGAGAAGGTCACCGCCTGGGTCGGGAACGGATAGCGCACTTCGTTGGCATACATGCCCTGCGTGCGCAGCGGCACGCTGCCCACCGCGGCAGCCGGCAAGGTCGGCATCAGCGGCCCGTCGTCAATCGACTGCCGGTACAGGCTCACCGTGGTGTTCGGCACCCCGGACACCCACAGCGTCACCGTGTCGAACCGCTGCCGCTGCAACGGGTGCGCCGGGTACAGCGCGTTCAATGTCACCCACGCGGTGAGCTTGGTGTCGGCGTCGTTGGTGCGGCTGCAGTCAAGACGAGTCGCGTACGGGAAGTACGCGGTGCTGCCGACGAACTGGAAGTTCTGGTTCTCGAACGCGGCGAAGATCAGCTCCTTGCCGTCGGCGCGGGTCATGTGCGAGACGTGCCGGATCACCGCGCCGGTGTACGGCGGCGCGTTGAACGGGATCGGCGCGGAATTGCTGCGGGTGAGGTATTGCAGCGTGCCGGTGGTGGTCTCGTCGCCTTCGGTGAGGGTCTGCGTGTACACGTAGCCGTCGCCGAAGAACAGCCGGTACTGGCGCTTGTTGCGCACGCCCACCGCGTACACCGGCGGCGCCGGGCGCGAACTGATGATGTTGTCCACCTGCAGCCGCGCCTGCAGCCACGGCGTCGCCGCCATCGACAGCGGGATGGTGGTGAAGTCGCCGTACGCCGCCACCGTCGTGATCGTCTCGACGCCACGGTAGCTGGTCCACACCGGCTGTCCCACCAGCGATGCCAGCGTGTACTCGACGCAGCCGACCGCCGGACTGATGGTGATCGGCGTGAAGCTGATCGGGGTCGAACCCTGCAGCCCGCGCGTCGCACGGTCGGTCCACACGCCCAGCGTCTGCCCGTTCAAGGTCGCGAGACCGTTGACCTGCTCGCCGAAGTTGTTGACCGCGTAGCCGGGGCTGCCGAGCGTGGACAGCGGGTGTCCCGCCGCCGTGTTGATGACCGCGCCGGAATCGAAGCCGAGGAACAGGTACTGCGTTGCCGTGGTCCCGGCGCTGGTCGCCGACAGGCCACCGTGCGCGGCCACGTGGCGCGGGTTGTCGGCCCCGGTGGTGCGCCCGCTGCGGATGCGCACGAAGTAGGTGCCGTCGAACATGGTCGCGAACTCGACCCCGTTGACGAAGAACTCGGCGCGACCGTCCACGTCGTCCCAGAAGTTGGCGTCGATGGCCTCGTAGCGGCTCGGCGGGGTGTTGTTGTCAAGCGCCGCGCTCGGTGGAAACGAAATCGGGTTGTCGCTGCCGGCGGTGTAGCCCAGCAACTGGCCGCCACCAGATGGCGCGGTGCGGATTTCCTCGCCGCCCATGATGCCGCGCGGCTTGCCGGCGTCGGTGCCTTGCCATTCGGCGTTGCCAATCTCCAGCGTCAAGGTGCCGGTGGCGTCGCCGGTGTCGAAGCTGCCCGACTCGACACTGTAGTGGATGATCTTGGCGAGGATGTCGGTCGGGCTCGGGAAGAAGGCGTTGCGGATGTACACCAGCCGCGACGCCGGGACGTAGTAAACGGTCAGGCTCAACGAGTCCACGTCCAGTTCGCTTGGGCCAGTCGTCAAGGCAAACTTCGACACCGCGAAGTACAGCCCGAACGCCGGGTCCTGCAACGTCGCCGGAGTCAACTGCGCGCCCCACGAACTGTTCTGGTTGCCGAAGGTCACGTACGCGAACGAAGTGGTCGGCAGGATCGTTCCGGCCACGTTGTTGGAATAGGTGCCGTCCGGCAGGATCAGCTTGATCTGCTGCAGGTTGAACGGCGAGGACGCGCCTGCGGGATAGCTGTAGCGCCAGTTGAGGCGGCAGGTCAGGCCGACGATCACCGCATCCTGCGGGATGGCCGAGAAGTCGAAGCCACCGATCTGCATCGTGATCAGCGGGTTGTAGGCTGGCGAAAAAGAGAACGGCAGCGACGCATAGGCGCCGTCGTCGGCGAACACGTTGTTCGGGTTAACCCACAGCGCCGTCGGCGTGGTGAGGAAGCTGCTGCCGTAGGTGTAGCCAGTCGCCACCGGCGTCAGTGCAGTCAGCGTCTGCGACAGGTTGGTGCGGGTGTACTCGTAGCTCGAATAGGTGTTGGTGCCGATCGGCCCAAAGCCGAGGCCGTTGGTCTGGGTATAGGCCAGCTCGCGCCCAATGCGCGGGCGGCTCCACGTGTGCGGCAGCGAGAACACCGGCCGGTCGATGTACGGCGTGGTGTTGACGTACTGCTCGTACGTCGAGTACAGCAACGCCCGCGAGTTGGCCGAGGTCGCCGTCGCTCCGAACTTGGCCGTGCCGCCGGTATTGGTCAGGCCATCGGCGGTGTAGACATTGATGACGGTGCCGCCCGCCGGGACCGCTTGGCCCAACGGCCAGTCGTACACCACGACGGTGCCGCTAGCTGGTGCCCCGGCAGAAAAGTCGCCGGCCGTGACCGTGCGCGACAGGATGGTGCCGTAGTTGATCGTGCCAGTAGCGTCCTTCAACACCGCGCCTTCCTGCATCGCGAATGGGCGGGTCGTGCCAGATACCCCGTTGGTGAAGGCGAAGGCTACGCAGTCGTGCAGCGCGTAGATGTTGTTGGCGAAGCCGAACACCGCATCCACCGGCGACTCGACCTTGCCGGGGACCGCGCCAATCGCCGCGCTGTGGCTCACCTGCACCAGCGCCTTCACGTCGTCGTACACGGCCGGCGCCACGGTGCCGTCGTTCAGCAGGTGGGTGGCGGCGGTGATGTTGCCGAGGAACCCGCCGTGCTGCCCGGTGAACGTGAAGAAGTTCGGCGCAATCCCGGTGGGGCTGAACCAGTTCGGGAAACCTTCCCACGGGTAGGCCAGCAGCAGGTATGGCGTCCCGGTCGAGCGCCAGCCGACGCACAGCATCGTCAGAATCTTGCTCGGCGCGCCGTACTGGATTTTCACCCACTCGCCGTACTGGAACGGTGTCCCGTTCCACGTCGTCAAGTCGGGGTTGATGACCACGATGTCCTGCAACTCCGGGCCCATCACGGTGCCGTCGTAGCGCGCCCAACCGCGGCTACGGACCAGTCCCGGCAACTGGTCCTTCTCGAAGTTGAGGCAGTCCGCCAGCGAGCCTTGCGGGGCGTCGATGGAGGCCCTGTCCAGCACCAGTCCGGTCAGCGGAACCAAGGTCTCAGGCATAGGACATGTCGATCGTCACGACCGGCAGGTAACGCGCCCGCAGCGGCGTCAAATAGGACAGCGCCACGCTGTCGCCGTCGAGGCTCAGCTGGCCCTTGTTGGTGCGCGTGATCGCCACCAGCCGCGCCGCGATCCACGCGATGGTCTCATGGTACTCGGCCGGCATCAGCGGCACCTGCGTCTGCGTCGTCAGCACGTCGTTCGGCACCCGGCAGTCCAGCACCAGTTTCCACTGCAGGCCGCTCGGCGCCGTGGTCGGCGTCGGGTCGAACTCCAACGTGCGGTTGGGCCATTCGGTGAACCGCACCGGCTGCCCGGTCGGGCGCGGCTGGCGGTCCATGAAGCCGCGCCAGTCGATGTAGTTGACGAAGTAGATCGGCATCTGCGTCTGCGGCGACGCCGCCCCGGCGTCGTACAACAGCGCGTACGGCGAGTGCACCGTGGCGGCGTGGAATGGCACCGACCACGCATAGGTGCCGACCTGCGCCTGAATCTGCGCCAGCGTCAGGAACCGCGTGTTCTGCACGTCCAGCAGGGTCTGGCGCCGCATCCACTGCCACGCCGGGTGCTGGTTCTGCAGCCACTCGTACGCCCGCGGCACCGCGTCGATGATGTCGTAGACCACGTCCTCGGAGTTGGCCGGCGGCGGGATCGTCGCCGGCACCGTGCCGGATTGCGCGTTGCCCAACCGCAACAGCCGCGCCGTCAACTGGCACAACTGCAGGTAGGTCATCTGCGCCATGTCAGCCGGCCTGCTCGAACACCACGTCCATCATCAACCGTTCCACGTCCGGACCCAGCCGTGAGGCGATTGCCACCCGGATGTCGTAGTCGGACATGCTGCGGAAGAACTCGGCATCGCGCCGCTCGATCACGATGTTGTACACCGTCACCAGCGCCGCGCGGTTGTAGCCGCCGAAGCACTGCGACTTCAACGCGATGTTGCGGAAATACTCGGTGTAGTCACGCGGGAACGCCTCGGTACCCGGCACGTCGCCGTGGTCGGTATAGCTCACCGTCGGAATCCGGCGCGGCGTGCGCACCGCGAACAGGCGCTTCTCGTCATCGCGCACCCACTCCGTCACCTTCTCGGAACGGTCGTCGATGAAGTCGGTGTTCCGCAGCGATTCCCAATACGGCCACGGCATGTCCACCGTCTGCTCGTAGGCGATGGTCCAGATCACGCCATCCCAGCCGACCTGCAATGCCTCGCTGCCGCTCATCTGGTCCATTTTGTGGATCGTCACCCGGCGCATCCGGCCCTGCCACTTGCCGACCGAGCCGAGGTTCGGCAACCGGCCAATGCCGGCGGCGGTCACCGTCGTCACCTTGAAATCCGAGCCCGGCGGAATCGTGGTCGGCTCCAATTCCGGCGGCGCTTCCCGCTCGCCGATGATGTCGGTGAACGACTGCACGTCTCGTGCAGGCGCTGCCGACTGCGGCGCTGCAACCACCGCTTCCGGCTCTGGCACCGCACGACCTCGCAAAACCGACTGTGCTTCCGGAATGGAATCCGGATTCCGCCAGTCACTCCCGTACTTCTCACGCCCGGCGGCATTGAGTTCGCTTAGTTTCGAGGACTTGAAGTTGCACGCCAGCAATTCGTCGTAGCTTCGCTTTGCCATGTTCCCTCCTGCGGAAAAAGTCCCCGGCGGGTTGCCCGCCGCCGGGGGAACCTGCTTCCACTTCCGTGTCTCTTACGGAGACTGCATGTAGAACTGCACGTAGCCGTCCACGGTGATTTGCGTGGTCGTGGTGCCGGACGCGGCCACCAACGCCACCGCGTTGGTCGCCAGCAGCGGCCCCGCGGCCTGCACGGTCGCCACCGCCACGTCCAGCGTCGTCGCCGACTGCAACGTGGTGATCGCCGCACCGAACGCCGTGGCCGCTCCGGTCACGCCGAAGTTGCCGGTCGGCGTGCCGCCCGCGTTGCCACTCGACCGCAGCACCACGCGGGCGAACCGGATGCCCGCGATCTGCGGGGTGGCGGTCGGCACGGCGGTCTGGATCGGGACCAGGTTCAACACGTCGCCGGTGGTGAAGCCCACCGGCACGGTGATCTGGAAGTACGACACGTACAGGACGCCCGCATCGCCCACGCCGGTGCCGATAGGCTCGTACAGCGACGTGTTCTGCGGGTTCTGCCGGTACAGGGAACTGTAGTAGTTTGCCATCGTCATCTCTCCTCAGGGGTTCGCCGTCGCGCCGACATACAGCAGCCACGCCCACGAGTTGGTCGTCGGCAGCGCCGCATCCCACCACGTGGCGACAATATCCACCCACTGGTTCATGGGGTCGTACTTGTCGGGCTGGTCCAGGATTTTCAGGTCGAAGTTGCCGTACCCGGCCTTGCCCGCACCGCTCAGCGACACCGAACCGAACGAGTTCTTGCCGAAGATCAGGATCGGGTACACGTCCGCGTTGCCGCCCGTCGCCAGCAACGAAGTCGTGGCCGCGCCCTGCCCGGCAAGGATCGGCGCTTCCTGCGAGGTGTAGATGCACACGTTCTTCCAGTTGCCGTAGTGCGTGATGTGCTTGGGCTTGCCGGACGGCGAGTAGGCCACCTGCTGGAAGCCCGGCAGCGCGTCGATGTCCGGGATCAGGTTGGTGTGGCACACGAACGCGAACGATGCCTGCGTCGGGCTGGTGCCTTCCTTGTTGACGCCGGTCGTGTTGCCGTCGAAGTAGTTGCCCTTCGCCGACAGGATGCTGCGCGTCGCCACCTGGATGCGGCCCGGCGTCAGCGGCCCATTCACGCCCGGGACTGAACTCACCGCCGACGAGTTGTACAACTTGTTGGTGATGGTCTGCGCCGCCGCCCAACGCACCGCCTCATGGTCCAGCGTCACCAGCTTGGTGAGCTGTTCCTTGTTGGCATCCAGCACGTCGAACGGAGTCAACTGGTACGTGTTGCGGCTGATCTGGAACATCTCGCCGTAGCGCAGCATCGGCACCGAGAAGTCCTCGTACACGATCGCCCGCGGGGTCGCGTTGGTGCCCTCCGGGAGCGCCGTGGCAGCCGCGGCCGGGGTCAGGTAACGCCGGAAACCGACGAAACCGTTGGCGTTCGACGGCATCGTGTACTTGTCGAACAAGGTGTCCAGCACCTGGTACGTGTCCGCCGAATCCAGCACTTCTTTCTGCAGGTAGTACTGCGGATTGATACTGGCATTCGGGAAGTTCTGACTTGTGTAGGTTGCAATCGCCATGTCACTTCACCTTTCTTGACCGTTGCAATCTCTCGATTGCCTCCATTTGTTCCGCGTACTCGTCCTCCGGCGTTTTCACCTGCTGGCGAAACGTCGGCTTGGCGTTGCCACGGAACCCCGTGCGCGTCGCTCCGGGAGTCACATCGGTCAAGGCAGCAGCACGCCGCGCAGCGGCGGAGTCCGCCGGTGCCGCGTTGCTGGTGACTTGCGGGCCGAAATACTCGCTGTTGAACCGCGCGAATACGTCCCCCACCACTTCCGGGTCGCTGTCCTCAAGGTCCCGCCGGATGCGCGCCTGCGCTCCGACCGGCTTGGACTCGACCCACCGCTCGAACTCTGGATGGAACTTGCGTTCCTCCGGCGCTACATCATTGCCCTTGTCGTCCACCCACCCGGCGATCTGCCGCCAGTTGGATGCCATGTCGTCGAGGCTCGACTGCGCGCGTTCGATCCGCTGCGCCGTGCGGTCCTGCATGACCTCATCGCGAAACTGCCGCAACTGCGCGATTTCCGCCACCAGCGGCTGCAACGCCTTGTTCGCCAAGTCGTCCTGGAAGCCGCGCAGCAAGTCCTCGATCGCCTCGGCGTCCTCGGGGTAGTTTTCCTTGTGCTTGGCCCACTTCTCGGCGATGTGCTCGGCCCGCTGCTGTGCCGGGGCGCCCTTGCGCGCTTCGATGTCGCGCTGCAACTGCGCCAACTGGCGCTGCAGGGGCGCCACGCGGTCGATGGCGGCCTTGCGGTCGCCAGCCGCGCGGTCCAGCCGCGCCTGCAGGTCGTGGAACGCCTGCTTGGCCGAGTCCGGCAGCGCCGCAAAACCCTCGAACAGCTCGGCTTCCGGCGGCGATTGGGGAGGATCGGCCGTCGTACTCCCCGTGGCCACCACGCCCGGGTTCGCGCCATCCGATTGCGACGCTGCCGGGGTCTCGTCGGCCGCGGCAGGCTGATTCTCGTCCGAAATACTCTCCAACAACGCCACCGCGTTGGCGTAACGGTCCTCGTCCGTCAATGGCGCGGCCGGTGCCGGCAATTCCTGACCTGATTCGTTCACTTTTCACCCCCAGCTGGCGTCAAAACCGCCAACAACTCACGGCAAAGCCCCGCGCGACCACGATTCCAGTCCGCATCCCGCTCGGATTGGCCACGAAACCGCAACGCCGCGCTCGCATCGTCGAAAACCTTCGCCAAGGCATCGTGAAGATCTGGCAAGCGTACCACTTTTTGCTCGAAGTTCACCGAAGATCGCAGAACTTCCGACCAACTTTTGAGGTCACCGTCCATTTTCAGTCCTTGTTGCTGTACGGGCTCGGCGTGGCGTGCAATTCGGCCATCTTGAGCCGCGCCTCGATGGATTTGTCGAGCACGGCCTGGAACCGGGTGGTCGCATCGTCCTGCGCCGCCTTGCGGGTCTGCGCCGAAATCCGGGTCAAGTCCACCTGCTGCTTGGTTTGCAGCGCCACGTACTGGCCTTCGAGCTGCATCTGCGCCACCGCCAGCCGGGCGCGGCTGTCCTCGACCTCGGTTTGCTGCTGCAACAGCGCAATCCGCTCGTCGGACTGGATCTTGGCCATCGCTGCCTGGTGCTGCATCTGGTCGGCCTGCGCCTTGCGCTGCACTTCGGCCATGTCGGCCGCCGCCTTCTGGTCTCCCTGCTGCGCCATCTGCTGGTGCTGCTGCATCGCCTGCTGCTTCGGCAGCAGGATCGAATCCCGGCCGGGGAAATCGACCATGCGGTAGAACGCCGCCAGCTCCTCGTAGGCGTCAGTGAACCCGGCGAACTGCGGCTGCGCCGACAACTGCATCGCCACCTGCAGGTGCTGCACCGCCAAGTCCTTGGCGATCATCTGCGTCGCGGCAATGCCCTGCACGTCGAAGTCGCCCTGCGCCGACGGGTCCGGGGCGTAGATGTTCTGCCACCACACCAGCCGTTCGGCCAGCGGCTGGAAGCAATGGTCGTCGGCATAGCTCGCGATCTGGCGCTGGAACACCGTGGAGATATTCAACAAGTGCACCAGTCCCGAGGCCGGAATGCGCTCGTCGGCGATGTTGCCCTGCAGGATCTGGTTGAACAACGTGTCGTTGTCCATCATGCCCTGCGCGACCTGCAGCAATTCCAGGTTCTGCGCGACGTTCGACGGCACCTGGAAGGCGTCGATGAAGTTGCGCATCGGCTGGTCGATGGTCTCGACGCTGAACACATTCAGCCCGGCCAGCCGCCACTCGGCGTTGTTCGGCTGCACCTTGCCCTGCGCCACCGCGATAATCGGCGCGACGCTGGCCGCCGCGTTGTACAGCGTGGCGTTGACCGCGCCATCGGTGAACCGCTGCGCCGCGCGGGCCATGTACGGCACGCCATAGCCGAAAATGGTGTCGTCGGCCGGCATCACCGTGAAGTGGTAGTACGGCAGCCGCCAGTCGCGTTCAAGAGGAGTGAGCTTGAACTTGAGGCAGCGACCGCCGCACCACCACATGTGCACGATCGGCGGGTCCGGGTAGGTCCAGTCGATGCCGAGGACGTCCTTGAGGACGCTCGGCTTCAACACCTTCGAGGTCTCGACCACCGCATACACGTCGCCAATCGGCTCGCGCATGTCGGTGTACTCGTTGCGGCGGTTGATCGCGTCGCGCACTTCCGGCGGAATCCGCTGCGACTTGTCGTCGCTGTCCAAGAGGTCCTGCACCGCGTCCACCAGCACGCGTGGCATCTGCAACCACTCGCGCAGCTCGCGCGCCGACAGCAGCAGGATCTCATGGCACTCCGACGACTGCTCCAGCGTCGGCGTCATGTCGTAGTAGAACTTCCACGGATCGACATAGGCCAAGCCCGGCGCCGAAGTCTCGCGCAGGCTCAACTCGCTGGTGCCCTTGTCGAACACCCGGCTGCGCTGCACGTCCGGGAACGGACCTTTCAGGATGCCGCAGCCGATCCGGCAGGCGTCCAGCACCGCGCGCCGCGCCTTGTGCGTGAACTTGGCCGCGCGCAGGTCGTGGAACACCTTCTGCTGCATCACCGCCGCTGCGGCCGCCGTCAGCGTGGACGCCTGCTCCGGCGACTGCGGCGGCACACCCAACTGCGCCGGGTCCGGCGCGTTGGCCGGGCACACCCGCATCGGCAGGTCGTTCACCGGCAACAGCATGTCGGCCAGCCGCGCGGCGAACATGATGGTCCGGCTGCGCGTCGCATGCGAACTCACCGGCCCATTGCTCGCCATCTGCGGGTCGGCCGCATCATTGGCGTACATCTTGGAATCGCGCAGGCGCTTGTTGCCGGAGAACTGCCGCTCGTCGTCGATCCAGCGGTCCTCGATCGGCCGCTTGGCCAGCACCAGCTTCTTCAGCGAGTCGGCCATTTCGCCGGCCAACTGGTCGAGTCGGCGCGACTGCTCCTGCACCAGCATTTCCACCACGCCAGCCATCGCCGCCGCCGACTCCGCGCCGTCATCGTCGAGGTTGGCATCGGCCGCCTGCTGCAACTGCTTCTGCAGCGGCGCCAGCAATGCCATGTCCAGCGACGTCGGGTCGGTATCGGGCGGAATCGCAATCGCGGCAACCGGCTCGTTCATCGGAATATCCCGTCCAGGATGTCAATCACGCGCGGCACGAACGCCTGTTGCTGGCGCAGGGCCGGGTGCGGGTTCTGCCAGTTGCGCGGTGGCAGCTTGGCGTACTGGATACCGCACACGCCGTAGCGCCAGCAGTCCAGGGCATGGCTCGGCGTTTCCGCAATCTTGCCGTCCTCTTTCTTGTGGTACTGGCGGAACTCGCCGAGCGTCTTGCGGCAGGTCTCGAACACGAAAAACCGCCCGGTCTGCAGCCGATCCCACACCATGCTGTGACCGTGGAATACACCCTTGTTGGCCGAGTGGATCGGGTTCCTGACCGCGCGGCGGTACTCGCCCATCACCGACTTGCCGTCCGTGATGTTGCCACCCGCGTAGTCCATCACCACCGGCACCCACGCCCCGCGCCGGGTGATCCAGTCGGCGTGCACCGCAATCGGCTGGCCCTCGACGTAATACTCGGCGACCTGATAGATCGCGTCGGCGTCGCCGTCGTATGCCAGGTCGATGATCGCGGTCGGCGCCTTGAAGCCGGGGTCCATCGCCAGCAGCCGCGGCCAGTGCTCCGGCACGCGGAAGTCCGGCACCACGAACTGCGACTCGGAAATGGGGTACACCAGGCCAGCGCCAATGGCGGGGATGCCTTCGGTGCGCGCCTTCAACTCGTGCGGCAGGTAGATGCGCTTCAACCGCTCGCGCTCGGCCTTCGGCAGCAC